CAGAGAAGATTCAAAAGCTGCAGGACGTTGGGAAACAAATGGTGGTGGAGAATATTTTGCAGTCGGTGTCCAAGGTGCGGTGACCGGGAGGGGTGCTGACTTACTCATCATTGACGATCCACATTCTGAGCAAGATGTTAATTCACCTACAGCATTTGATAATGCATATGAATGGTATACATCAGGACCAAGACAACGTTTACAACCAGGTGGAGCTATTGTGGTTGTAATGACAAGATGGTCAACAAAAGATTTAACAGCACAACTTGTAAATTCTGGAGCAAAAGAAGAGAAAGCAGATCAATGGGAAGTAATTGAGTTTCCTGCAATCATGCCAACAGGAAAACCTGTATGGCCAGAATATTGGAAGTTAGAAGAATTAGAAAAAGTAAAAGCATCAGCTGGTATTGCAAAATGGAATGCACAGTATATGCAAAACCCAACTGCAGAAGAAGGTGCATTATTAAAACGTGAGTGGTGGCAAAATTGGGATAAAGATCATATGCCTCCATTACTTCATGTCATTCAAAGTTATGATACTGCATTTTTAAAAAAAGAAACTGCCGACTATTCTGCCATTACTACTTGGGGAATCTTTGCAGAAAATGAAGGAGATCCACAACATATAATTTTATTAGATGCAATAAAACAACGTTTAGAATTTCCTGATCTAAGAAGACTTGCAAAAGAACAATATGATTATTGGCAACCTGAAACAGTTTTAGTTGAAGCAAAAGCTTCTGGTCTTCCATTGACTTATGAACTCAGACAGATGGGGATACCCGTCGTTAATTATACTCCCTCTAAAGGTAATGACAAACACAGCCGTGTAAATTCTGTAGCCCCTCTGTTTGAGTCCGGAATGGTTTGGGCTCCTAAAGATAGAGAGTTTGCTCAAGAAGTAATTGAAGAGTGTGCATCTTTTCCATATGGAGATCATGATGACTTAGTGGATAGCACTACACAAGCATTAATGCGATTTAGACAAGGGGGCTTGATTATTCATCCAGAAGACTATAAAGATGAGGAACTTCCAAGAAAAAATAAAACTTATTATTGGTAAATGACATTTGTATTTAAACACCCAAGTAAGTATAAAAAGCTTACAACAACTGTACCACCAAAATCTGGGCCATTATCACAGGGCTTGAATATTGAGTATAATACTGTTAAAGATGTAAAACTGGAGAAAATTAATGGCAGAAATCGACAAAGCACTTCCAAACGAAGTTAGAAAAGAAATTGAAATAGAAGGTCCTGAAACATCGGCCGAAGAGAATATTGAATTACAAGAAGATTTACCTGATGTAGGTGAAACTGAAATTACACCTATGGAAGATGGAGGTGTAGAAATTAATTTTGAACCAGGAGCCTTCAACCAGGCTCAATCAGAAAATCACTACGACAATTTGGCAGAGTTACTACCAGAGGAAATATTGATGCCTCTTGGTTCAGAATTATTTTCTAATTATTCAGATTATAAATCTTCAAGACAAGATTGGGAACAAGCTTACATAAAAGGTTTAGATCTTTTAGGATTTAAATATGAACAAAAATCAGAACCTTTCCAAGGTGCATCTGGTGCAACCCATCCTGTTCTAGCAGAAGCAGTCACGCAATTCCAAGCATTGGCTTATAAAGAATTGCTCCCGGCTCAAGGACCAGTGAGAGCTCAAACTGTTGGAGCTCCATCACCTGAAAAATCTTCTCAAGCAGAACGAGTAAAAGAATTTATGAATTATCAGTTAATGGATCAAATGCCAGAATATGAAACTGAGTTTGATCAAATGTTATTTTATTTACCATTATCTGGTTCTGCGTTTAAAAAAGTTTACTACGATGAATTACTAGGAAGAGCTGTATCTAAGTTCGTTCCTGCTGATGATTTAATTGTTCCGTATGCAGCTACCTCATTAGATGATGCGGAATCAATTATTCATCGAATTAAAACTTCTGGAAATGATTTAAGAAAACAACAAGTCGCAGGTTTTTATAGAGATATAGATTTAACTGCTGGCTATAATAACGAAACAGATTTAGATAAAAAAGAACATGAACTAGAAGGAATGAGACAAACTGGTAAACCAGAAGATGTCTTTACCTTACTTGAATGTCATGTTAATCTAGACATCGAGGGTTTTGAAGATCGAGGGCCCGATGGGGAAACGACTGGTATCAAATTACCATACATTGTAACGATTGAAGAAAACTCTCGACAGATTTTATCAATCAGAAGAAATTATGAAATAGGTGACGCTTTAAGAAAAAAGATTTCATACTTTGTTCATTTTAAATTTTTACCTGGTTTAGGATTTTATGGATTTGGTTTAATCCATATGATCGGTGGATTATCAAGAACAGCAACATCAGCTTTAAGAAGTTTATTAGATGCAGGAACTTTATCAAACTTACCTGCTGGATTTAAACAAAGAGGAATCAGAATTAGAGATGATGCACAATCTATACAACCTGGTGAATTCAGAGATGTAGATGCTCCTGGCGGAAATATAAGAGACGCATTTATGACACTTCCGTTTAAAGAGCCAAGTGCAACACTTCTTCAACTTATGGGTGTCGTTGTACAAGCTGGTCAGCGTTTTGCTTCCATAGCTGACATGCAAGTAGGTGAGGGTAATCAACAAGCTGCAGTGGGGACGACAGTTGCATTGCTTGAACGTGGGTCACGAACTATGAGTGCAATCCATAAAAGATTATATGTTGCTCTTAAAAATGAATTTAAATTATTAGCTAGAGTATTTAAACTATATCTACCACAAGAATATCCTTATGATGTTGTGGGTGGTCAAAGAGTAATTAAACAAGCAGACTTTGATGACAAAGTAGATATTTTACCTGTAGCAGATCCAAATATATTTTCTCAAACTCAAAGAATATCTTTGGCTCAAACAGAATTACAATTGGCTCAATCAAATCCACAAATACATAATTTGTATGCAGCATATAGAAATATGTATGAAGCACTGGGTGTAAAAAATATTGATTTAATTTTAAAAAAACCTCAACCACCAATGCCTAAGGATCCATCATTAGAACATATTGATTCATTAAGTGGTATTCCATTCCAAGCATTTAAAGGACAAGATCATAGAGCTCATATTACAGCTCATTTACATTTCATGTCTACCAATCTTGCAAAAAATACACCTGTAATAAATGGTTCATTACAAAAAAATATTTTTGAACACATTTCATTAATGGCTTTGGAACAAGTTGAAATAGAATTTTCACAAGAGATACAACAAATACAAGCTATGCAACAAAATCCAATGGCAATGCAAGATCCACAAATGCAACAAATGATGATGGATTTGAATATGAGAATAGAATCTAGAAAAGCTGTATTGATTGCAGAGATGATGGATGAATTTTTACAAGAAGAAAAGAAAATTAATGGTGATTTTGGTAATGATCCTATTGCAAAATTAAAATCAAGAGAGCTTGATATTAGAGCACAGGAAAATTCTAGAAGAAAAGAAGTAGATGAAGAGAGAATTAATGTTGAAAAGATGAAAGCAATGATGAATCAAATGACTGATCAACAAAAATTACAACAAAATGAAGAATTAGCTAATTTAAGAGCAGATACTTCTATTGAAAAAACTATTTTATCTGCAGAATTAAAAAATAGAGGTGGAATGTAATGAAAAAAACAGAAAAAAAGATAGCAAAAGTCATGAGAGAGTTTAAAAAAGGTAAATTACCCATTGGAAAATCTAAAAAACCTGTTAAAAGTAGAAAACAAGCAATAGCAATCGCTCTTTCTGAAGCTGGAAAGAGTAAAACTAGGAGAAAAAAATGAATAAGTTCGATAAATTAGAAAAAAAAGTTCCTATGCCTAAAGGCGGCAAAGTTAAGGCAGAATACCCAACTGGTGGAGTTGAAATTCCTACTCCAAAAGCAGGTGAAGTCATGTCTGAAAAAGTAAAGGGACAAAAAGTAATGCCAGAAAAAGTAAGAATCGCTAAGTGGTACTAATATGTGGTTCAGTGCTATTAAATTAGCCATTCAAGCTGGCTCACATATTTATAAGAACAGACAAGAAACTAAAATGTTGATGTCTGATGCACAAAAACGTCATGCTTTAGCTATGGCAAAAGGTGAGCAAGAATACCAGGGCAAATTATTAGAATCAAGAAATTCAGACTGGAAGGACGAGTTCATTTTATTATTACTCTCGGCTCCAATTGTTATGTTAAGTTGGGCAGTCTTTTCAGAAGACCCAAGTGCAATGGAAAAAATGAAATTGTTCTTTGAATACTTTTCACAACTTCCATTTTGGTATCAAACAATTTTCGTGGGAGTAATCGCGAGTGTTTATGGTCTTAAGGCAACAGATTTAATTAAACGTAAATAGGAGAAAACTATGCAACCAAAAAAGAAAATTCCTGCTGGTAAAAAAGGTAAAGGAATAAGAGCTCTTAAAAAGAAAGCTCCACAAGTAGCTAAAAGAATGGGTTACAAAAAAGGAATGAGAGCTTGTGGCTAAAAAATTAACACCATCTGAAAAATATAAACAACTTAAAAAACATACTGAAAATGCTGGTATGAAAGTTGTAGAAAAAGATGGTAAAATAGTAGTTACCAGAAAGAAGAAAAAATAATGATTAAAAATTTTAAAGATATAGTAGTATTATTAATTACAACTGGTGTTCTAATTTTATTGGGTACTATTATTATTGGAGATTATATTGTAGCACTAGAAGAAAATAGACCTGTAGATGAATCTGTAATTACACTTATGAAAATGTCAGTTACAGGATTGATTGGAGTTATAGGTGGATACATTGGAGGAAGTAAAAGCTAATGGCTAAACTTTGCGCAAAAGGAAAAGCTGCGGCTAAAAGAAAATTTAAAGTATATCCATCTGCATATGCTAATATGTATGGGTCTGCAGTTTGTTCTGGTAAAATAAAACCAGGTGGTAAGAAAAAAACTAAAAAAAGAAAATAATGGCACAAGGTGGTTTAAGAAAATGGGTAAAAGAGAAATGGGTAGACATAGGAGCTCCAAAGAAGAACGGGAAATATCAACCGTGCGGGAGATCGAAGGGAAGCAAAAGAGCTTATCCAAAATGCGTACCACTTGCAAAAGCCACTCGGATGACAAAGTCGCAAAAGGCGAGTGCTGTTGCCAGAAAACGTGCCGCCCCGAACACTGGCCCTAAGCCAACTAACGTAAAAACGTTTGCAAAAAAATCAAAAAGAAGCTAAAACTAGAATTTATTATGGCAAGAACACCTGATAAACAACCACCACGTTCTAAGAAATATTTCAGACCCACTAAATCTGGTGCTGGTATGACTAAGGCGGGTGTTGCAAGATACAGACGTGAAAACCCTGGATCTAAATTAAAAACAGCGGTCACTGGAAAAGTCAAGCCAGGATCAAAAGCTGCTAATCGACGTAAATCATATTGTGCTAGAAGTGCTGGCCAAATGAAAAAATTTCCTTCAGCTGCGAAAGATCCAAACTCAAGACTAAGACAGGCTCGCAGAAGATGGAAATGTTAAATGTCGGAACACTATACACTAGAAACTTTCGTACCCACACTTAGAAAAAAAATAAGAGATTCTTACCAGTCAGTTGGTGAAACAATGGTCGCTGGAGGAGTAAAAGATATGGAACAATATCGATATCTTTTAGGACAGGCACATGCCTTACAATTAATAGAACAGGAAATATCAAACCTGCTAAATCCAAAGGAGGATAAAAAAAATGATACTGAAAGACCAGAAAACGTCGTCGACTTCGGAAAGCCCAAAGATTAAATTAGCGCTTGAAGAAAAGTACAACGAAGAAAATAAAAAAGCTGAAGAAGCTATTGATAAACATAATTCAATAAAAGACAAAGCATCTACTAAACTTCCGAAACCAACAGGTTGGAGAATGTTGATTCTACCTTTTAAAGCAAAAGAAAAAACTAAAGGTGGAATTTTTTTAGCTGACGAGTCTATTGAACGATCACAAGTTGCATCGACTTGTGGTTTAGTTCTTGCTATGGGACCACATTGTTATGATAAGGAAAAATTTCCTGAAGGTCCTTGGTGCAAGAAGGGGGATTGGGTAATCTTTGCGCGTTATGCAGGAAGCCGAATCCAAATAGAAGGCGGGGAGGTTAGACTTCTAAATGATGATGAAGTATTAGCCACAGTGGAAAACCCCGAAGATATTTTCCACCAATTTTAACATAGGAGGATAC